GTTGCCCCTTGTCAACGAAAGTTGGCATTGGGGCGTTACTATAATATCAAGGAGGGTTTTATGAAAAAACTCTTAATTGCAGGTTTAATTGGTTTATCTGCTTTTGGTGCGCAAGCAGGTCCATACCACGGACATCATGGTGGACACCATATGCATCATAGGGGTAGTTGGAATTGGGTAGTTCCAGCTGTTGTTGGAGGTGCTGTAGTATATGCCGCAACTCGCCCTGTAGTTGTTCAACAACCGCCAACGGTTATTCAACAACCGCCCGTTTATACGCAACAACAAGTATGTGGTCCTTGGACTGAAATACGCAATCCAGACGGTAGCGTGACAATTACAAGGACTTGTCAATAATGTTAATGAGGACTAGAAATGAAAAGGTTAGCAGTGATTCTTACTGCGATGATTACAATTGGGATAAGCCAAGTAAGTATGGCTCAGAAAAACCTCTTTGGGAATCATACCATTACAGAATCGTCAGCGAAGACTGCGACCAAAAAAGGACCAGTCCTTGTAAAATCCCTAAGATTACCCAAGAATAAAATTTTTACAGGTAATCCTCATAAAATTACTTTATTTGCAGACGATAAAGAATATGATATTATAGAAGTTGACGATATTATTACATCTTATCGTCGACGCGATCTTCAAAGAATTCAAACAGACCCAACACCAGATGATCCGGACGGGTTAATTACTGAAGAAATACGGTGGAAACTATTTTTAGCAAGAACAGCGGCTATGATTCGTTATCACCAAATCCACTCATAGAGTGGATTTTTTTTGGTGAAATAAAATCTTAAAAACCCTTTGACTTTGCTAAATAAAAAGCGCATAATAGTTGTTATGCGATAGGCATAAAGTCATTTACATTAAAGGCATAAGGAGGCTATAAAATGGCAACATTAGCAGAAATTCGTGCAAAACTTCAAGAAGCACAAGGCAAGTCCACAGGACAATCAACAGGCGGCGGCGATAACGCAATTTACCCACACTGGAATATGCAGGAAGGTAAAGAAGCCGTAGTACGTTTTCTACCAGACGGTAACCCAAACAACACTTTCTTTTGGGTAGAGCGTGCAATGATCAAACTCCCATTTGCAGGTATTAAAGGTGAAACAGATTCACGTCCAGTTCAAGTACAGGTTCCCTGTGTTGAAATGTACAACGATGGTTCAGTTTGTCCTATTCTATCTGAAGTGCGTGGTTGGTTTAAAGACAAATCACTAGAAGAAATGGGTCGTAAATATTGGAAGAAGCGTGCATACATTTTCCAAGGCTTTGTAGTTGAAGATGCACCCAAAGAAGATAATACACCAGACAATCCGATTCGTAGATTCATTATCGGTCCTCAGATTTTCCAAACTATTAAATCTGCTCTTATGGACCCTGAGTTGGAAGAATTGCCAACTGACTACCTCCGTGGTGTAGATTTCCGTATTGCTAAAACCAGCAAAGGCGGATTTGCTGACTACTCTACTTCAAAGTGGAGCCGTCGTGAACGTTCAATTTCTGATGCAGATAAGGCAGCGATTGAACAATTTGGTTTGTTTAATCTATCAGACTTCCTACCTAAGAAGCCGACAGACGTTGAACTCAAGGTTATGAAAGAAATGTTTGAAGCGTCAGTTGACGGTGAAGCATATGATATGGACCGTTGGGGACAATACTTCAAACCAGCAGGTATGGGTCAAGCAACTGGTGATCCTAACAAAGCAGCCGCTCCGGCAGCTCGCGTTAGCGCACCTGCTCCTCAAACATCTAGTGAAGAAGATCTTCCTTGGGAAGATTCTGCTCCTGCAGAAGCACCTGCTCCAAAGGCAGCACCTGCTCCAGCAGCCGGCGGTGAAAACGCATCACGTGCTCAAGACATCTTGGCAATGATTCGTAATCGTCAAAAGCAATAATCAACACGGCTCGGGCCACTGTGACTTAGTCATACGCCCGGGCTCTCTTCACTATTTAGGAGATAATAATGAAACTAGACAAACTAACAAAAGTAAATGAGTCAATTACTATCAATCGTTACGACAACGGTTGGATGGTTGAAATTGGCGGCAGAAATAAAAAAGAAGATTGGGCAAATACCAAGACCCTTTGCAACACAGAAGAAGAAGTAATCACTCTAATTAAAGAGTGGAATAAACTACCATTGGATCAATAATTATGGCAAAAGCATTTGATATTTCTAAATTTAGAAAGTCAATTACTAAGTCTATTGACGGTCTTAGTATTGGCTTTAACGACCCTACTGATTGGGTCAGCACAGGCAATTTTGCCTTAAACTATTTGATCAGCGGCGATTTCCATAAAGGGGTTCCGTTGGGAAAAGTGACTGTATTTGCCGGTGAATCAGGTGCAGGTAAATCATATATCTGTTCCGGTAACCTTATCAAGGCAGCACAGGCACAGGGAATTTATCCTATCTTGATCGATACAGAAAATGCTCTTGACGAAGATTGGCTCAAGGCATTAGGCGTCGATACTTCAGAAGATAAGTTGCTAAAACTTAATATGGCAATGATCGATGATGTAGCAAAGACCATTACAGAATTTGTTGCTGAATATAAAACAATGCCAGAGGATACTCGTCCTAAAGTATTGTTTATCCTTGACTCTTTAGGTATGTTGCTTACTCCAACAGATGTTAATCAGTTTGAAGCAGGTGATTTGAAAGGCGATATGGGTCGTAAGCCTAAGGCATTGACAGCACTTGTTCGTAACTGTGTTAATATGTTTGGATCACTTAACATTGGCCTGGTTGCAACTAATCACACATACGCTTCACAAGATATGTTTGATCCAGATGACAAGATTTCAGGTGGTCAGGGCTTTATCTACGCTAGCTCTATTGTAGTTGCTATGCGTAAGTTAAAGTTAAAAGAAGATGAAGATGGTAACAAGATTTCAGAAGTTAAGGGTATTCGTGCCGCTTGTAAGATTATGAAAACTCGTTATGCTAAACCATTTGAAAGTGTACAAGTGAAGATTCCTTATGAAACAGGTATGAATCCATATAGTGGACTGGTAGATCTGGCAGAAGAAAAAGGTCTTCTAAAGAAAGAAGGTAACAGTCTTGTTTACACAACTAAAGATGGTGAAATCATCAAACAGTTCCGCAAAGCCTGGGAAAGAAATGAAAATGGTGGCTTAGATGCTATTATGTCTGACATTTCAAAACATGGTGAAAATTCCGTTTCTGAGATAACTACTAATGTCGAACCTGAAACGGAGAGCGTATAATGAAAGAAGACTTAATTGCAGATCTTTGGTCTGTTGTTGTTGAGGTAATTCCAGAAAAACAACGTGCCAATGTGGCAGCAGACTTTGTCAACACTTTAATGGACTATGGTATTAAAGAATCAACTTTAGATAGTCTATTAGGGGTTGACCCTTACCTAGATAATGCTATAGAATATGTTATCGATGGTGAGGAGATTGAAAGTGATGAGGAAGAAAATTACGGTTACGATGACGACGAGGAATAAATGAATTGGTATGATCGAGTTTCAAAGGATATTTCAAATATTCCAGATGCTGTGGCTTATTATGAAGCCCAATTAACTGAGGCAAAACAAGATGCCCGTATAGCGGGGAACATCGAGAAAGCGTCTGCGCAGATGCCCGGCATTGTTGAAAATCGATTTAATCAACTTCAAGAAATTGAAGCAATTTTAGAATACCTAAACATTGAACTTCGTCGGCTTCGTAGTCAACATTTTCGTAAGTATCTTGAAA